CGCGTTCACCCCAGGCTTCAGCCGCAGCATGGCAAACGGCATTAGTTCGGCCCGATCATCTTGACGGGGTCGACGCCCAGGGCGCGGGCCTCCCGCACCGTCTTGTTGATGTCCACGATGGTGCGCGCCAGCGCCTCCACCTGCTTGCCCTGCACCTCCTGGCGCAGCGCGTTGACCTCGCCCGCGACGATCTCCAGCTTCTGCGTCAACTGCGCCACCCCGGCGGCCTGGATATCGGCCTGGAACTTGTCGACGCAGCCGTAGACGTCGATGGCCTCGCCGGTCGCGTAGTCCTTGCCGTGCATGCGCTTCCATAGCTGGCAGCCGTGGTCGACCACGCACTTGCGGCAGGTGGCCTTAAAGCCGGTGCGGTGGCACTTGATCTTCGCGTCGGGCAGGAAGTCCTTCTGCATCAATCGATCCTCTCGCCGGTTATCACCGTCACGGTCTTGACCCGCATATCTAGCGGGTGGGTGTGGGCCTGGCTGCCGCCTGTGACGTTGTCGGTGGTGCCGGTGGCGATGCCGTCAACGGTCGAGCGGTGGCTCCAATGCGCGGCGCCGTCAACGCCCCCGGTGCCGGCGGTGCCGAGCGAGTTGATGTCGTGGCTATGCGCCGGGATGTCGGCGGTTAGCAGCGTATAGCCATCGGTGGCCGTGCGCGCGAACAAGGTGTCGTACTCAACGCTGCCGGAGATCGCCCCCCCGGTGGTGTTGACCAGGGAAAGCCCGCTGTTGTCGCTGATGGACACCAGCGACCAGCCCGTCGGCACCGCCGCCGAGGTAAACATCATGCGCGTGCCGGTTGGGATCGGGTCCGGGTTGGTGAGCGTGACGACGGAGAACAGGCGCACCCCGTTGGCGGTATCGGCGAACAGCGCGCAGCGCGATGACTGCGGCACCGTCACGGCGCTGCCGACGCCATTGGTGATGGTGACGTCGAAGTCGTTGGTGGTGATGTTCTCGACCAGGTAGAAGCCGACGGCCGGGTTGGTGACCTGGACGTTGGCGCCGAGCGCCCCGGACAGCCGGAACATGACGTTGTCGGCCTCCTCGGCCGTCAGCGTGACATTGCTCGACCCGAGCGACTTGAGCTGGAGGCCGCCGAGGTTGAGGTCGACCACGGCGATCATGTCCTCGTTGAGGACGTCGCCCCAGGTGTCGATGTTGCCGTTGGTATCCTGCAGCACGTAGCCTTTGTTGATGGTGGTCGGCATTACTGGCGCACCCCAACGATGGCGGTGACGGTCTGCACCCGGATGTCGAGGCCATGCGAGTGCGAGTTGCCGCCGCCGGCAAAGGTCGTATAGGCCGTCTGAGCGTCGCCGCTGGAATCGAAGGAGCACCACCAGGCAACGAGGATGGCCGGGCCGTTGTCGCCGGAGCAGTTGGCCTCGTAGGTGTGCTGGTGCGCGGGGGTCTCGGCGATGGTCAGCGTGTGGGCCCCGGCCGTGGTGGTGGCAAACAGGGTCGAGTAGGCGACCGAGCCGGTGGTGGTGCCGCCCGCCGAATCCGAAAGCCGCAGGGCGTAATCGTCCCAGGTGGCCTTCAGCGTCCATCCCGTCGGCACGGCGGTCTGGACGAACAGCATCTCCGTGCCGGTCGGCGCGATCTCCGGGTTGGTGGTGGAGGCCTCGCCGACGATGCGGGCGCCGTCGCCGCTGTCGGCATAGATCAGATAGCGGCGGTTGGTGGCGAGCGTCAGGGCCGAGCCGGCGCCGTTGGTCCAGGTGACGGCGAAGGCGCCAAGCACGCACAGGTTCTCGACGAAATAGAAGCCCTCGTTTGACGAGGTCACCTGCACGCTGGCGCCGAGCGTGCCGGTCAGACGGATCAGGCAGAGTGTGGCTTGGTCGGCGGTCAGCACCACGTTGCTGGCGAGCAGCGCCACCTCCTCCCAGCCGCCGAGGTTGCTATCCATCGGCGTGAAGACGTCGTCGTTGAGGACGGTGCCCCAGGTGCCGCTGTTGGCGCCGTTGGCCTGCTCCTCGTAGCCTTTGTAGGGGCTCCCGGTCATGCCGTGCGCTCCCCGACCACGGTGGTGACGTGCCGCAAGCGCATGTCGATGGCGTGCGCGTGCGAGCCGCCGCCGCCGACCGTGCTCCAGGTCGCCGTCGGCGTGCCGATGGTGTTGGTGTGGCCGTTATAGTCGGCGTGGGCGGTCGTCCCGGCCTTGGTGGTGCGGGCGGTGGCCGTGTACTGGTGCTGGTGCGACGGGATCTCGCTCAAGGTGAGGGTGTGGGCGTCGGTCGCGGTCAGGCCGAAGACGGTGGAGTAGGCGATGCCGGCCACGGTGGCGCCGCCCGTGGTGGCGCTGAGCTTCAGGCCGTAGTCATTCCAGGTCGAAACCAGCGTCCAGCCCGTCGGCACCGCCGACTGGATGAACAGCATGGTGGTGCCGAGCGGGAAGTCCTCGGTGCCGTCGCTGGACAATAGGCTGAAGGCGCGGATGCCGTTGGCCGTATCGGCGAAGACGATGCCGCGCATGCCCTGCGGCAGGATCACGAAGTTAGTGCCGTTGGTCAGGGTGACGTCGAAATTCCCGGTGGTCAGGTTCTCTAGGTAGTAGAAGCCCTGGCAGGCATTGAAGACCGTGACGTCGCCGGTCAGAACGCCGGCAAGCCGCAGGCAGGCGTTCTCGGCCTCCGCATCGGTAAGCGTAACGTCCACGTTGGTCAGCGACTTGGTGGTGACGCCGCCGACGTTGTTGTCGAGGACGGAGATGACGCCGTCGTTGACCACCTGGCCCCAGGTGCCGGCGTTTTCGCCGGTCGCCTGCAATTCCAGGCCCTTGTACGGGGTGAACGAACTGCTCATCAGCGCCAGCCCTCGGCGAAGTGAAGCTGCACGCAGGGCCGCCCATCCGGCCCTTTGGCCTTGCGGATCCAGGCGGCGCGGCAGTGCACGCAGCGGATCTTGTGGATGGAGAGCTTGCGGTCAGGCTCCGGCTGCCGCCAGTCGGCAAAGATGTTGCCGCGCTGGGCGCCAACGTAGACGTCCCGGGCGATGTGGCAGACGACGTGTTGCGCCCGCACGCACACCACCGCCTCGCCCTGGCGGGCATAGAGCTTCGGGGCTTCGCTTAGGTCGTTCACCTTATCCCCTCTGCGGCATGGCGATGGGCGAGAGGCCCTGCGAGGTCCACGACGCCCCGGCAAAGCGTTTGCGGTTCTCCTCCATGTCGGCGGAGGCTTTCAGGGCTTGGTAGGCCTGCTCCCAGGCGGCGGCCTGGCCGTTGTTGACGCCGCCCTGGTTGCCGTACATGCCCAGGGCCACCATCGAGGCGGCCACAAACAGGTCCGGCAGGTAGAGCGAGAGGTAGGTCGTGGCGTTGGAGGCCGACAGCGGCGTCGGGCGCGTCTCGCCGATCACCTGCACGTTGAAGGCGGCGCCGGGCGCGGGCCCGAAGTACAGCGTCTGGTCGGTGACCATGGCGAAGAACTCCGGCACCGTGGTGGCGCTCGGGGCGGTCTGCGAGGGCCAGGTCATCTGGATGAAATCGACGCTCATCGGCACCAGCGGCACCAGCGAGCCGTTCGCGACCGTGGAGCCGACCGGGGTGACGATGTTGACCTGGTTGACCACCACGAAGCGCCCGCTGGCCGGGACCGGCAGGGTGAAGAGGCGGGTGTTGGCCGTGGCGCTGGCCGAGGAATCGGTGGTAACGGCGCCCAGCAGGTTCAACTCGCGATAAAGCCGCTGCTCGGCAATGTCGATGACGTTCGGCAGGATGGCCGCGAAGTTGATGGTCTGCTCCCCGAGGCCGGAGAGTTCCATGATGCGCTGGAACCAGGTGGTGTAGGTCAGGCTCATGTGATGCTGGCCCCCATCGGCCCGGTGGGTGCCTGCTGCGCGGTGGCCGCCGTGGCGCCGATCGGCGTGTTGACGGCGAGGTTATAGCGGCGGCGGATTTCCTCGGCGTTGGCGCTGGCCAGGAGGACGCCGTACTCGGCCTGCATGGCCGGGGCCTCGGCCTTCTTGGCCGGCAGGTACTGGGCGGCATTCATCATCGCCGCCTGCAGGAACAGGTCCGGCAGGTTGGTGGCAAGCCAGGTCGTGGTGTTGCTCGC